ATAGGCGCTAATATTCAAGATGGTGACAGATTGTTAATTACCGATAACGCTGTATTTATTCCAACGGGTGCAACTATCAAGCAAGGCACTACAAAATATATAGCCATAAGCGTTTCCCCTGTTTCCCCCACCTCAGATAACCTATTATATAAAACCCAATTAAGGGTTAAGTAATGCCGCTTAAAGGTCTTGCCAAAGTTAAAAAGGCCATTAATGTTGATATATATAATCAATTAAATGATGAGGTGTCAGGCATTTATTTCAATGGGTTAGCTTTTGTAATAAGAAGAACACCTGTTGATACTGGACGAGTTAGAAACAATTGGTTTTTAACAACACGCGAGCCATCAAGTAAAGTTAGGGTAGGTAAAAATCAAGGCGGTGGTGCTTCTTTTACTCAATTAAAAAAGATACCCAAAAGGGTATTAGGTAAAAGAGTATATTTCACAAATAATTTGCCTTATATAAAAAAGCTAGAATACGGCGGCTATAGTAAGAAATCTAAAACAGGCAAAACAAAAAACGGTTTTAGTATTCAAGCGCCTAACGGTTTTGTTCGTGACCAGTTGAAATTGATGGCAAACGAGGTTCGTAAATTATGAGTTATTTAAAAGTTAAAAAGGCGTTGTTAACTCAATTGTTAACGGCGGTTAGTACCAATGATTTGGCGCTAGAAAATAAAAAGTTTAACCCGTCAAATAAAAGTTTGTGGTATGCGGCATATTTCTTGCCAACCTCAACGGATAGTATGGGAAAAACAAGCGCTTCAAGCGATGAACAGCGCGGAATATTCCAAGTAAGTGTATTTATAGATATTAATCGTTTTGATTATGATTATTCACAATTGCAAGCAATTGATAATATTCTAGCTGCATTTACGTACAACACTAGTTTAGTGTATAATGGACAAAAGGTTGACATTCTTAACTCAGATGTAAACAGCGGTTCAGAGTCTGAGGCATGGTATCAACGCGACATATCAATTAATTATTTAACATTCAGTGAGAGGGTTTAAAGATGGCCGGTGAAATTAATACTACTAATACACTAGTTCAAAACAGTTCAGGCGTTATCGTTGGTCAGGGTGCTTTCACTCATACCTATGGCGGTACACCTATTGAAATCAGTAACAAATCGTATGGTGATAACGTTACCTATTTAAACGGTGAGTTATCAGCAAAGCAACACGTTTTTTCTGGTGAGTTTATTTATAACAATGACCCACAATTTAGAGCTACCCGCGCGGCTACCTTTGCAGGTACACAAGACACTTACACTTTAACCTATGTGGGTTCGGGTGCTTCTGCAAATGAATCTTTTACTGGTTCATTTACACCAAACGCTTTAAGTGATTCACTTGGCGCAGGCGAAGCGGCTAAAACTACTTTGACATTTAGTTCAAGCGGTGTTGTAACAATTATCGCGGCGTCAGATGCTTAGTGATTAAGCTATGTTATAAAGAATATGATTGGAAAATAACACAAGGCGCATGTAAATCTTTCTTCGATAAAACGGGGTTAGATTTGCATACCGTCTTTGGTGACTATATTGATGCCTCTATCGACACACAAGGTCAAACCTTGATTGGTAGAATGCAAAAATTTAGCAAGTTATATTCCAGAGATATTGCAAACAAAGCATTGCACGCGATTATCTATGCGGCTAATGATGAAATAAAACTCATCGAAATTGAAGATGCAACTTATAGAGTTAGTTGGCAATTAAGCGAGCGCCCTGATGATATGTCAGAGCCGTGGCCATTTGTCATGCTAGTTACTGCTTTTGGTATTAATGAATATTTTAATTCAAACATACCTAAAAAAAAAGCGGATATCTCGGAAGCATAGCGGCTAACAAAGCCATTAAGTTTGATTACTGGGGATTGTTTAGAATAGCAGTCAAACAGCTTAATATCGCACCCTCAGAGGCTTGGGGGCTTGATGTTGTTGATGTGATATACCTACTTGAACAAGAAAACAGCGCCGAGATAGATACAAGCATCATGCTTAACTTTCAACGTAAACTAAACGGGGCTTCACCGCAATGGCTACAGAATCATTAATAATCGAGCTTGACGCTAAAACCGCCAAGCTTGATGCAGGCCTAAAAAAGACAGAGGACAGGCTCGCAATATTAGAAGATAAAACCAAAAAAACTGACTCATCATTCAAAAAACTGACTTCAACAGCGGGCATGGTTGCAGGGCAATTGGCTAAGGTTTCAGCGGTTGTTTTGGCAGTCGGCACGGCAATTACAGCCATGACTTTAAAAGCCGCCAGTAGTCGCAAAGAATTGGAGGGGTTTGCTAGACAAGCTAAAACCTCGGCAGAAGATTTTCAAGCGTTATCATTTGCGACCTCACAATATGGAATAAACGCCGAAAAAATAGCGGATATTAGCAAAGACATATCTGATAAAGTTGGTGAGTTTGCGGCAGCGGGTACGGGTACATTTCAAGATTACGCCGATGTAATGAAACTTACAAAAGATGAGGCACGAACACTTGCCATCGAGTTTCAATCTTTATCCAGTGAAGAAGTTATTGGAAAGATGGTATCCGAAATGGAAGCGGCGGGAACTTCTGGCGCTCAAATGACATTTGTGCTTGAGTCAATGGGTAGCGATTTATCAAAACTATTGCCATTATATAAAGGCAATTCCAAAGAATTATTAACATTAAAAAAACGCTTTACTGATGTCAACGATTCCCTCCAAATTACAGGCATTCAAGCTGAAAAACTAAAAGCTGTTAGTGTCACCTATGGATTATTAACTTCACAGTTAGGTAATGCAGCAACAGCGGTTAGTGCCACAATAGCGCCAGTGATGGATGAATTCTTTAATGACATTATTGAAGTCGTACCAGATGCAACACAGTCAATAATTGATTTTATTAACTCTTTTCTTGATGCTGAAAATATAACTTCAATTGCAGGGGTTCAACAGCAAATAGAAAAAATTAACAAAGACATGGCGCACACAACCGAGGAAATGATTGGCAAAGCGCCTAGAATGCAAAAAGGCATGGAGGCACAATTAAGAGGTGATGCCAAGCGCCTTGAGGATTTACAAGCTCAATTAGTTGTTTTAAAGGAGCAAGAGCTTAGCCTTGAGAATGCCAATAGATTAAAAGGCGGAGAGATTGGCGGAGAGGGTGGCGGTGAAGTTGTACCTCTTGAGGGTGTTGGTACTGGTGACGAAATACAAGCCATTGCTGATAGGTTTAAAACAGAAGAGCAGTTACTTTTTGAAAAAAAAGAGCGCGAATTAATAATTATTGGCGATAATAATGCTTTAAAATTAGAGTTAGAAGATCAGTATCTAATGGATGTTGTTCTTTTAGAGCAAAAGGCCGAAGATGAAAAAGCAAAGATAACGGCGGATGCTTCCAACAAAGCGGCAAAAGCTCAGTCGCTAGCCGCAAAATCTAAGATGGCACTTGAGGGTTCAATTGCTAATAATGCTATTCAATTAACTAAAATGGTTTTAGGTGATAGCAAGGCTGCAGCTTTAGCAGGTATTATAATTCAAAAGGGTATGGCACTTTCTGCTAATGCTGTTTCAACGGCAGCGGGTGCAACGGCGGCCTTTGCGGCACAACAGGTTGTGGGTGATCCGACATCATTTGCACGAGGTACGGCAGCGGCGGCACATATTACAACTTTAGGAAGTATTAACGCGGGTTTGATTGTTGCAACAGGTTTAGGACAGGCGGCAGCATTAGGCGGAGGCGGAGGCGGTGGCGGAGGCGGCAGCCTTTCAAGTGGCGGCGGTGGCGGAAACAATTCAAACGCTGTGCAGCGTGAAACATTTGATGCTGAATCAACGGGCTTAGATATTACGGAACAAGGGTTAAGCACTCAAACAATACGATTTGCGGTTGATTCAGGTGATGATTTGATTGATGCAATAAGCAATGCTTTAAACAAAGCAAACAGCGAGGGTAGATAAATGACTATTATCAATAACGGTGTCGGAACTGGAAGTTCGGACGGCGTTTCTATTTCAAAAAGCAATGTTTTAATAAATCAAATACCTACAATAACAGATGTGGGTGTCGGTGAAGTTCCGGCCAATATATCAGACCCCGACCACTCTTTAAATTATACTTGCGGCACTTCAACGAGTGATTTTGCTATAATTTACGGGGCGCAAACAAATATAAGCTATGTGGCTATTTCAGGGCATACAGCAGCAACCCCCGCCAATGCAACAGTACAACTTTATAACGGCGCAACATTGGTTGACAGTGTTATTTTAAAACGAAATAATAACGTTATGTTTACGTTTGCAGCCCAAGCGTTTTCAAATTTAATTGTTAAATTTATAACAGTGCCTAATAATTATCAAATGACTGTTAGCTATATCGCAGCGGGCGAACACATAACCTTGGCAAATGGTACGCAATCAGGTTATAAGCGTAATTGGTTGAAACGTCACACAGAGCAGCGCACAAGTACTAATTTACAAGTTGGGCCAGTATCAACAACACAAAGAAAAAAAGCCTTAAAAGGTATGTTAAGGCTGCCTAATGAGTATGCGGCATTTGCGCAGGGTGCTTGGCAAGACTTTATTGATTTTAGTTATGATGAGCCTTTTTTTCTAAAGGAAGTTGGCAGTAAACCAGAATCAACATTTATTTGTTACGATCCTAAATTTGAAGATACAACCCATAATTTAACAACAACATTAAATGTTTTAACCCTTTCGTTTACCTTATTTAACGGGCTGTAATAATGGCAACATTTGAAGCAACAAAAAGCCAACGTGTACAACATCATTTTGAAGTATTAGAAATTGATTTGCCAGTAATAACAGGGACTTGCACAATTGGCGCTGTAAATGGTTTTGGTACGCCGTTGACTTGCGATCAAGCGTGGGCGGGTGAATATAAAACTTATAAGTTCACAAACGAAAACGCGCCTATTTTAAAGGGTGAACATTGGCGGGTTATAAAGTCTATAAGCGAGAATCCCACAGAGTTACAACCGGCTAAAGGTTTATCAAGTCGCGGCTCTTTATCAATAACTTTTGATGATTTTAATAAACAAGACCCTAACCCAACAGCGGCGGGTGTGACTAATGCTGTAAAATTACAAGGTACTTTTTTAGGAAAACTTTCAGCAAGACAGGTTTTTGAAAATAAAGCGGTCAGGTTAAAATTATATCGCGTTGAAAATGATGGCAGTATTGATTTAGTTAACGGCGCGGAAACTCGCAGTTATTTAGCTAACACTATGTCGCTAGGTTCTGACGGCTCTTGGCGGTTGGAATGCAAAGACGTATTATCCTTAGCTAACCTTGAAGAAAAATCTTGGCCCATTGCAAGCAATAGTGTTTTAGAATCAAATATTAATACAGGGGCAACATCAATACCTGTTGATAGTAATACAGATTATTCCAGTGTGTTTGCTGTTCGTATTGGTGACGAGTTTTTGAGGGTTACAAATGTAACTAACAATTTAGCGCCCAACACTACACTAACGGTTGCAGCAAGAGGTAGTTTAATTTATGCGCCAGTTTCAGGGGTTTTATTAACTAGAACTGTTGCGACTTCACATAGCGCCGGTGATGAAGTTTTTATATGTGACCTTTCAGATAATGAAACAATTGATAGTTTAATTAAAAGAATACTTGTTGATTCTGATTTCGATGCAAACTTAATCCCCACTGCAGAATGGGCGGCAGAGGTCGCAGAGTGGCACGCAAACGATAAAATTAATACCTTACATTCAGAATCTGAAAGTGTGAACAAAGTATTGAATAGAATCCTAACAGGTTTTTTAATGGATATGTGGTTCCAACAAGTAGGTACTTCAGCCTATCCACTTGGTAAGGCTAGGCTTTCTGCTATTAGTGCTTGGAAACAATCAACCGCAACATTAACCGAGGGAAAAGAAATAAATTCAAACACTATGAGGAAAAGCGCAAAAGAATCAATTCGAGCTACACGCGCTTTAATTGTATATGATAAAAACAATTTAGCAGATAACAATGATACAGCTAATTACAAAAAAGCTAGTCAGTTTGCAGATGCAACTTTAATAGGTGCGGAGCTTTATACAAAGCACAAAGATAAAATCTTTGATAATAATTTTTTATTAGCTAAGGATGCCGCTGATTTATTAGTTCAAAGATATGTAAGCCGTTTTAAATTTACACCATTTACGCGGTCTTTTGTAGGCGATGAAAGGTTTTTAAATTACAAAACTGGTGATGTTGTAGATTTAATAACAACTATCGACCAAGGCTTTGACGGTTCAACCTCTTCAAATATACGCGGCCAGATATTAAAAATAAAACCTAAGTACAGCAAAGACGGTAGAACATACGACATAAAAGCGATGAGCTATGAGGCCGCTTTTGATACTGGTAGCGAGATTGTTTTAAATTCACCATTAAATGTTGTAAATTTGTATATTCTTGCGGGCGCCCCATCGTCAACCGTTGAGTTAACTTTTGTGCTTGATGGCTCATATTCAAGCGGCGCTGTTTCAATTCGTGCCGGTGGGTTTGCAGCGGGTTCTAAGATAATAATCATACTTGCAAACGGTTTTAATGGTCAGGCGCAAGGCGGTAACGGTGGGCGCGGTCAGGGTGTTGAATATGACCCAGAAACAGCAAGCTATATATTTTTAAATCCTACTAACGGGACCAGTGGCGGCATTGTTTACGATGCTCAAGGAATTAACACCGATATTTATTTTTCAGGTGCTACGCCGTCAACAACTTACCCCACAGCAGACGGCTATATTCGTGCGCCTAGTGGTGGTGCGGGTGGTCTTGATACCACTGGAACAGCGCCTAATTATACCTCGGGTAATGGTGGTAACGGTGGTGATGGTAGAGCGGCAGGTTTTGGTGGCTCGGCGGGTGATGGTAGCGTAGGTATTTCCATAGGTGTTACAGGCTCAAACGGTCAAATTGATGGTACCGGCTCAGGTTGGGGAGTTGCAGGCGCAAATAATGGAGCTGTTGGCGGAGCGGCGGGTTCTGGTATAATAGACAGCGGAGCAACAACAGTAAATTTATTCGCAGATGGCGATTTAGCAACAAGATATATTAACGGGAATGGTGATCATTAATGTTTACTTTTAATAATACAGCGGTTTTAAAATTTGATGACGCACAAACAGGTAACGCCGCTTCTGACGTATTAGTTACAGTAAGGGCCGCAAGTACGCCAACGGCAGGCTCGGGCAATTTATCTATAATTTATAATATTAACGGGGTGCAAATTGCCAACCCTTTGACAACAGATTCAAAAGGTAATTATACGTTTCAAGCTGTTGACGGTGTCTATGACATAATAATAAATGAGGGCGAAACAAATCAGGTTGTATTACCCTCAGAAAATTTTTTAGATGGCGCGGATTTGGCAAACGTCTACCAACCAATAGGAACTTACAACACCATTATAGGTACTGATGTAGATGTAGACACCTCAGGAGCTGAAATTATTGACACCATTAATATGACTGATGGTGT